TTCTCAACCCAAATAAAATCACTATTCATAATCAAATCCAATCAGGTTTACGCTGAGGTAGTCGAAGGTAGTTGTCCTTCACCCAAGGTTTGGAAGCAATATACCTTTTATAAGCAGTAAAGGTATCAATGCTATCGTCAAATTTCCATTCCACAGGCATTGCCCGAGCAAATGGAGTTACACTGGTTATCTTTCCTTTTGGGAACAGATAGTAAGCAGACACAAGAGTATTATAGCACGAATGAGTCTTACCATATCGCACAGCATACTCATCACACAAGTTCATACCCCACTTAATCAACCAATAGGCATTGTGGATATTATCCATTGCCCATTTGGTGCAGGGGTGATTACGAAACGCACCCTTTTCAGTTCGGTAGGGAGTGCCGTCAGTCTTAGGCAGAGTGCCGTAGTTATGACCCCATTTTTCAGATGCCACAATGGAAAGCATTTGACAACACTCCAGTGGCATTTTGACAATGTGTTTGTCGGGGAGACAGATAGCACTCTCAGCAGGCCAGGGAGAAGTTACGAAGATATTCATCAGAAACAATACTTTCGAACATAGTGTCGAACTTCTTCTGGTTTGTCTTCAAAGTAAAATGCCTCGTGTTCTTTCTGTGTTGCCTTATAAGATTGAGTAATACTCACAGATTTTTTGATATCTTCCATTTTATTCCAAGGAAGAGGCATTGATTTTGCAGAAATACCAATCGGTTCATTACGATTACAGATCTGTGCGGCGTGAAATGCTTCGTGAAAGACTGTTTCATTCACATAACGATTCACATCCCAACCACCATTTCGTATATTTTTTGTGCAGATTACAAACTTTTTGGGAAGGTCAGTATAACCAAAAACTTGATTATTTTGACACAAACCAATATTTTCGTGAATATGAAACTTGGCAGAGATCAAATCACGAATCAGTTGTTGACCCTGTGGGTTCAGATAAAGAAGAAATTCCATCAACCAAAAGTCGAATCAGGTTCCAGAGCAATATAGTAACAAAGTTCGTGATTCTTGCTAGTGAATCGTGATAGAAGTTTTTGTGACACAACCACCTCATATGTTCCAGGGAGAATCTTAATGTTTTCTACCTTAAAGTTAAACATAAACTCAGAATCAGTTTCGCCAACAACTTCTTCGTGAGCATTAGAAGTGTCATTCTTCTTATCACGAACAACTAGTTTCACTACACCATTCTCACCAACAGCAGAGATATCTGGTAGTTGAAGAACAGAGGCAGCCTTAAGGAGTTTATCAAGAACTTGAGTATTCAGTTCGAAACAAACATCTTCAGAGGGAAGATTAATTGCTTTATCTGGAGGAGTAATGATGACATTTGGGTCAGCAAAGAAATACTTCGAACGAGACCTACCTTCACGGACAACAACATACCCGTCATTTGCAAAATCCAGTTCAGGACTTTGATAGAGACCCAAGTTATTCAGGAACTGATTAAGATCATAGATGCCAAAGTCTTTAGGAAGATCTTCAGTAATCGTTGCTTCAGCAAGAATGTTCTTCATTACACTAATGGTGCGAAGTTTACTTCCCTCTTTAAACAAAATAGATTGATTAATGGATGAAAAGTTCTTGAGGACAGAGATAGTTTTATCAGATAGTTTCATAATCAGTAGTTGTAAGTATTAGTGGTGTTCTTATGAAGTCCAGCAAAATGGTAGAGCAGAACGCAGTAATGAATCGCTTTTAGAATGTCTTGCTTAGACTTACCATTCTTTTTACCAAACCGAGAGAGATACTTGATGGCATTTGAGCGAGTGAATGCTTCTGCATCTCCAATGCTCTCAATCAAATCAAGCGTTTGAGTTTTAGAAGTTTCGGAGGTGTAGTGAGAATGATAGGTGCTAGAGAGATACTGCTCTACTTCTTTCAGAGTTTTATCTTCCTCATATTTCCAGAAACCATTTTTGTTAGTGTTGTTTGGCACAGTCACATTAAATGTAGAAGGATATCCAAATGAAATGTGGTCTTCACCAAGTCCACCAGGAAGTCTGGAACCAACAATCTCTTTAGAGAGATTTAGAGTTCCATCATCTGACCCACTCAAATTAAATTTAATCATATCTGGAGAGGCATAAGGATTTCCAGTCAAACTAATACCATCATTTTCCCAGAAGTCTTGGTTAGGAAGTGAACTTTCATAAGTGCTTTCAAAATTTTCAGACATTTTGATTCATAGTAAAGGACAAAAAGGAGACACTTTTATCTCCTTATATTCTATCAGGACTGAGGTTCTGCGTCAACAGGAAGTTGAAAATCAGCATCCACCTTGTCATAAAGTTCCAGAAAGGACTGTTTGGTTTCATCATCAAAGCGATTCACACATACTTGGATTGCCTTTGCTTTGTCTTGAAAGATACTATAAGCACGAACGATGTGAACCAGACGACGAGTGCTGATGATTTCCTCAATACCACCATCATAAAAAGTCTTACGGATGATGTCAGCCCAGTCCACCAGTCGCTTACAGAAGTCAGCATCCTTAACACCAAGTTCTTGAGCAACACCATCTAGAATTTTTTGTTCGATGGTGGGAGCAGGATAGGACTGCTCAAAGGTCACAGGGAATCGCTCAAGGAAAGCTTCGTTGAGCACATTAGTACCGATAAAACGACCATCATCAGAACCTTTGCCTTTGGTATTAGCAGTGGCAATCACATTAAATCCAATAGCAGGTTTGACCCAGCGACCAATCTTCTTCAAGAAAACACCTTTACCTTCCAAGATAGACTGAAGACACAGAATCTTGTTAGAGGCAAGATCGATCTCATCTAGCAACAGCACAGCGCCGCGCTCCAGTGCTTCAATCACAGGACCATTGTGCCAAACAGTTTCACCATTCACAAGACGGAAACCGCCAATTAAGTCATCCTCATCAGTTTCAATCGTGATGTTGACACGAATCAGTTCACGCCTCAGTTGAGCGCACGCTTGTTCCACACTGAGCGTTTTACCATTACCCGAAAGACCCGTGATGAACGCAGGATAAAAGATACGGGACTGAATAATCTTTTTAATATCATTAAAGTTACCAAACTTGACGAAGGTATCATCTTTATCAGGAATGAGATTTTGTTCGATAGCAGGCAGAGCGGCAGGGGCTTGATATGCCTTCTCCATTTTACCAATGACGGTTGGTGTCACTTCCAGATTCCACTTACCACGACCGACTCTGAAAGGTTCAAGACGCTTGGTTACAGTAGGATAAGAAACATTTTTTGACACACAATATCCACGAACATCTGCTGCAGTAAATTCTTTACCGAAAGTATTTCGAAGATCGGTAAGAATCTGATCGTCGTTCATTTTGGTGCGAGACATAATGGAGTTTTTAACTAAAGTCATTATAAAATGAAAAAAGGGTCACTAAGACCCCTGGTGGTCAGTTTGCCAACTGGTTCTTCAGTTTTTCAAAGGATTCTCTGCTGGCAATTTTTCCTTTGTAACCAGGATAAAACTTTTCTACTATCGCAGGAATACCCATGGCAGTAATCGCACTGTTACAAATGACCCACACTTCTTTGGTGTCGTATTTGATTAAGTGTTCGAGTGGAAATTTTTGTTTCATGCCACTAAGGAAATAAATTCACCAAGAACTTTTTTATTTAGTTTCTTAGTTTTTAAAGATTTAACAAAAGCAGATTTGATTTGTGACTTAGTGGCATCCTCAGCAACTTCAAACTCAGCACCTTGAGAGAGCACAGATGAGGAAAGTCCAAAATATGCATCATATCCAGACTTGGTGATGGTAAAACTTTTTAGTTTTTTCCAATCATTCTGAATTTTTTGATACTCCTTATCTCCTACACTATCATGGTAGAGGTTAATGAAACGATTTACACTGCGACTCTCTAAGACACGAATACCAATAAAATTCACAGAGGGGAACTTATCTTTGAGATTATGAAGGAGAGTATCAGTAAATTGATGATACCCATAACCAACTTTATAGGTAGTTCCAAGTTTACGATCACGAAGAAAAGTTTTATGAGGATTAACGCTGGAAATACCCAGGTAAGGTTGTGATTCCCAGTGACGTTTCACCTCTTTATGATAAGGTAGATAATTTGCCTCACCATCAGTTAGAACAATACACTGAACTTTCTGGAGTTTATTTTCTTTCTGGAACTGAGGAAGAATTTGATGAAGTGTAATCAGTGCTTCATTTAGAGGAGTTCCAGAGAGAGCCAAACGACCAGGGTAAGTATAAGGGGTGTTATACGTATCTCCAAAGTAAAGGGCAAGACGCCAAATGTTTAGCATTTGATGTTCCAGTTCTTTACCAGAAATTTTACTGGAGAGAATGTTCATCAGGGAAAATTCTTCATCAACTGCGAGAAGATTTTCTTTTTTTTCATAGTGGGTAGTTCTGTCAGCAGATTTAAATGTTCCAGTTGCATAATCATGTCCAGCACGACGCCATTCATTTGTAAAGGCATAAACCTCAAACGGAATTGCAACTTTCTTACAGAACCAAATAAGATTAAACAGTTGCTTACAAGTATCAGCAAGAACATGAGACATGGAGCCGCTCCAGTCCAGAATAAAAATCAGACCATGATTTTTACCATCAGGAATCACAGTTACTTTCTTAAAAAGGTCTTCGTTGTATTTGTAAGTATGAAGACGAGAGGTGTCAAGAACACCTGTGCGAGCAGTGGATGCACGAGCATAACTATCTGCTGCCTTACGACACTCGAACTCTTTTACAAGATAGTTAACTTCTTTCTGTGCAGATGTCTTAAACTTCTTGAACTCACAATCTGCTTTTGAAAACAGATTGATTGGAGTAAATCCTTTCTCTTCAGACAGTTCATTATGAGATAGTTGTTGTTGAGTGAAACAAACATCAATCTCCTTATGCACATCAGCATTTTTGCCGATGATAGTGTCAAGATTAACTTGAGGGATTTCTACATAAACATTTTCATAACCATCAT